TTAAATTGGGTAATTCGCTGTCAATACCTCAACCTTTCTCTTTAAATACCCAGATTTTGCATTTACGCTTACTTTCTGCTCCAATGACCACATGTGCCACCCAAACTTCTTTGTGGCCTTTAATAGCACCTCTGAGGGGTATGAAGACAATAAAAACTTGCCTTTGATGCTGGCCAGCGTTTCAAGTAATCGCTCGAAGTCTTCTAGGCTATAACCATCGTAGTGGCCGCAATCTGAATTATAATACGGTGGGTCACAATAAAAAAAGGCGTTTTCTGTGTCCCGGCTTCTGATCACGTACAGGGCATCGGTACACTCCATTTGTACATTTTGCATGCGGATTGCCAGGTCTTCAGTTATTCGATCTTTTTTTGAGTGTACCGTTTTAGGTGTTCTACCTTCAGATTTATCATATCCCCAGCTTCCGTCAATCTTTGAACTAAAGCTTTGGGAACTCAAAACCCAAACAGCCCAGGCTCTTTTGATGTCTGAAAACATATCCGGGTTGGTATAAATCACCCAGGCTTTACGGTGCAGGTCTCTACTGTGCAAAGTGATCCGGATTTCCTTTTCCAAGCTTACAAAGTCATTTTGAACAACCTTATAAAAATTGATAAGCTCCCGGTTAGTGTCATTGATCACTTCTACTTCAGCTGGTAGTTTAGCAAAAAAAATGGCAGCACCACCACAAAAAGGCTCGATATAAGCCAGGTGCTCAGGAATGCGCGGTAAAATGTGCGGGATCAGGTTTTGCTTGCCTCCATAGTAGGAAATAGGCGTGCGGAATTGAATTGTGTTTTTCATAGTACTGTTTGATTTTTGGTTGCTTATTCCCTCAAACAGTTTTGAAAAAGGCCGCCCAAGTGTGCTTAGGTTACTAAGCCTGGGCGGCGTATTAAAATAAAGTGGCCTCTTTTTATTCAATGATTGTTACAACCTGCCAAGTGAAAGAGGAACTGTTGCCAACAGTTTGAATAGCTATTGAAGAGCCATTTACGACTATATTGACATTGCAAGAAGCCATGTCTCCAGTTGCAACCTTTGGCACTGTCTCTGTGTTTGTCAGAATGGTTACAGTGCCATTGCTATTCCTTAATGCTGCTTTTCTTTCTTGATAATAAGTGTCTCCATTTGCATTGACAGCACTTACCTTGACAGTTATCCAAAATATATTCCCATTGTTTATAATTGGAAAAGATTGTTGAATGGTAGGAGTTGTGCCAGTTGCAAAAGAATTAGAGTAACTCTCCTTTACATAGGTGTGCCAAGGTCCAGCATTAGAGGAGCCAACAATAACATTGCCATTGGCATCTGCTGCCAGAGGTCTTATGCCAGTACCAGTCAAGCCAGTTGCTTTGAGAGCTGTTGCTTTCACTGTTCCACCGACTTGCATAGATTCTCCTGTATTGTCAGTTGTATTGAACATGGCAACACCTCCACCATAAGGAAAGAAAGAAACTCCCCCATCGGCTAATTGCATACCAATGGTTGTACTTGCACCTCTAAAGTTTAAAGTGCCTTTGAAATCAAAAGTCCCATCAAGTGTTAAATCAGATGTTTGATAACCCAAATAACCCGGCCTTGCTAGAATGAAGTTGCCATCATTTGGCTTGCCTGTAATATCAGCCCAAGCCACTGAACCTCCAGAGCCATTGCTGCCACCAACAACACTCACCACTCCAGCCGGGTCAACAGAGAGACCACTACCAATTCTGATGCCTCCAAGAGTTGAGTTTGATGCAATAGGCAAAGTGTATGAGCCTCCACCTCCCGAACCTGTTGCATGATCTTGCCAAGCAGTACCATTGAAATAAGAAAGTGTGTTTTGATCTGTACTGTACCACATGAAGCCATTATCATTAATATTCAGGCTGGCTGCTTGTGGCCTTTCTGAAAGCGTGCCAACGCCGGTGCCAAATGCTCTCCATTTTTCAGCAGCTAATTGAATAGCTGTTCCAGCTGGGGCTCCACCATTGGGAGTCACCATGAGGATAGTCTTACCATTTTCAACAAACTTGTTCAAAATCATAGCTGTTGAAGTGGGCAATTGCAAGGTCATTCCTGTTTCCAGGTTATTTGAAATACCTGACAGCTCAATTCTGATATTATCAGTCCATTGAGTTAAAGCAATAGTCAAGCCTTCTGGAGTGTAACTACCGCCGCCTCCCTGGGAGACGATCCAGCCCTGTGGGTTTTTACCGTTATAAAGCTTGTTTATAACAACATCTCCGTTGAGTGCAAGTGAACCTCTGAACTCACTTATATTTTCACCAAAAGTCAAAAGCCTTCCATTCAAGCCAATGTCTTTGTAGGAATATAACGGATAGCCCGTTTTTCTGAAGCCATTGTTCCAGGAAGTACCAGGCATTGACCTTTCTGCAAATTTTTGATAGGCCGCTAAACCTCCATAAGATTCAGTGTAATGGATTTTGCCATAGCCTGCATTCTCCTTTTTAATGATCCAGTTATTGCCATCTTCAGCAAAATAGATCTGCCTTTCATTGACTCCATCAAATCCAATACTTCCAATATTAAGTTTGGAGGCTCCAGTGCCTAAATAGTAACCTCCTCCAATCATTCCATTTTCAAACATGCCTCCAATGATTGTAGTGAGGTCAGTGAAGATATTTGGCATTTGTCCCTCATTATCACTGATATCAATTTGGCTTTCACCATAACAGCCAACATAAACAGATTTAGCATTTGGATCAGTAGTAGTATAATGCCCGGCATAGTTGCCATGACCCATGCAGAACTCAACATAAATGCCTAAAAAGGAATTGTCTTGAATACCCCATTCACCATTTAAACGAAGGTCAATGCTTGAAATCTTTATGGAGTTGGCATCTCCACCAACAACACGAATACCACTCCTTGCATTGTAACCAACCTCTCCACCTAATACTTGAGCAAAGGAAGCATTGCCTCCAAACTCAAAAGAGATAGCTGTTGAGGTACTTGTGCCGATTGGAACGTACTCATCAAATTTTCCGTTCTTGCTGCCATCATTTGTATAAAACAAATCCCAAGTTCCTGTATAGGTCTCGATTCCTGCATCAAGAGAAGCATTGTGAATCAAAATATTCATCACGCCTCCACTATAGCCTCCCAAATTGCCAGCAATCCAGATATTGTGATTGCTGGAAAGCCTTGCATACATTTCATAACCATTGTAAAGAGTGGCATTGGTAGTAATGTTGAAATTTCTTCCAGAAAGACCGATGTCTCCATAAATCTCAATTCCATGTCCATTATTGCGATTAGCACCAACGTTGTGCAATCTGGCTGGAGCTCTCAAAGCCCATCCATGTCCATTGCCTTGAGGAGAAAATGTGTTGCTTGCACCAAATTGCTTGACGTTGTATATGTCCATTTCTGAAAACACAACAAAGCCTTTTGTATTGTTGTAGAACTCTACTCTCCCTTTTGGGTTACCAACCAAAGAAAACTTAGCCCCTCTCAATACAATTGGCTTTGCAAAATAATAAGTACCCTCCTGAGTCATGTGTATTGCAAGGCCAACACCTGCCCCTATTGCTTTTTGCATATTAAGGAACGGTGTGTCATTGTTGTGAGTCCTTCCATCTTTGTCAGCATATACTCCATACCATGCAGCATTGATAATACCATCTTGAATAACTCGTTTAAAGTATTCACTTCCATACTTTACATGCAAAATGCCATCAATGTATTTCGATTCATTGGATGAAGTGATAGTTGAGCCGTCTAACCATTTTGAAACCTTCTGATAGGTCACAGGTTCAGCTGTCGCAGCATCCAGTATATTATAGAGTATGTCACCTTTTCGTTTGGCGGTAGATAGATTAGTGGTATAGACAGGGGGTGCATCGGGGCCGCTTGAAGCTATTATACCCTTAAAAGACCTTGTACCATTTACATATTGATACAGACTGTCGTTGGAAATTTGTACACTATCTACTTTGTTGCCGCCAGTTCCATTACCAACGCTGTCTTTGAAAGCAAAAGACCTTACTCCATTTTTTACACTGTACACAGAATCATTGCTTCTTATTATACCATCTAACTTGGTATTGATTCTATTGCTAAGTGGCGTAGTATCAGTTGCGCCTCCATTAACTTGCTGCTTTTGAATAAAATCCTTTACAGCCTTTGTAGAAGGTACTTCATTGTGGCCACCACTTAAAGTAGTGTCGGTAGTAACATTTTTGATCCATTTACCACTTAGCCAAATGCTATCCCTAACTGTCACCTTTGCCGCATTCACATTTTGCGTTTGTGCCTGAGAAAGTAATGTGCTGGCAGAAAGCACCAGCAATCCGATCCATTTTTTCATAGTACTAGATTTATCGTTTAAAGAATTTGATTTTAGTTACCTGAGCGATACCTGATATATAAATGATCGTATCTACCTCAGCGAAGATGCCTAGCTGAATTGCTGACCATCTGCCTCCATCATAGTCGGTATCAGGCATAATATCAGCCAGACCCGGAGCTGATCCAATTCGAAGTGAAACTGGTGCAGGTGTATAAATGGCAATCAAATCAAGCAAGGTGCCTGCCTTTATATTATACTGTTTTTCGTTTTGGTTGTTATTCTGCTCTTCTGGATACAATCTATCCTTAACCTGGTCTACGTCATTTTTCTGAGCCTTTTGTTGCAGAGCAGGTCCGAGCCCCTGAATGTCACCCAATTCAACTTCACCCTTAAAAACAATGCTGTCAAATAAATCCCAGAATTGTTGCTGTGTTGGATAAAGGCCAGTACGGAACCATTGTTTTATAGTATTCTTGGATTGTTGTGCCATTTTTAGAGTTTGATGATATAAGCAATAGTGTAATAGGTTGGCCGCTTGTCAAATGGCTGGCTACCTCCAGCAATTTTCATTGTAGTATTAACATCTTTATTTCCGAAAGAAGGATCAGCTGACTCGCCGCCTACTGGTGTAGTATCAAGAACAACTACACCATTTGCCACACCGCCTTTTTTGATCATTTTACCAGTAATAGAAACGTTGATCTGAGAAGGTAAATGAGTAGATTGGAGTATTAATGACTTGTCACCGCCCGTTTTTCCAATTTCATTATAGTCTTCATCATTAGGATCAAAGCCTACTATGAACTTTCCTTTCAATGCTTCAAATAGCTGCCATCCGGCTGGAATGTTATTTACTGAGCCACTCCACATAACCACTGTTCCTGGAGGGACACCAACATTAACTGGTTTTAAATCTGAAAACGGAAAATTTCCAGGTGCCCCAATTGTGGCAATGCGTGTTTTATAAACCTGCCTGGCATTACCATCTTCGAATATTGCGGACTGATCAGTGTCGATAATAACCACATCGTCACCTAATGCCCCGCCTTGAAATTTGATAATTTCACCTTGGTAAACTATCCAGCCATCCGTAACGTTTCCACCTACCACTTGAACACCGCTTAAAATCACTTTATCGCCCAGCAAATGAGCTATGGAGGCAAACATATCATCATAGCTATCCTGCATGAATTTGAGCGTGTCCTGCTCTAATGGGAAGCCTCCTATATTATCGAGATCTATTTTATTCATAGGTTACACTTTTTGAATTTTAAAACGGGTTCCAGCCAGCTTGTAAACTTTTACCAGGCTTCGCATCTCAGCCAGTTCAAATTTTATATCCTGAGGCACCAAAACAATAAAGTCATCCTGTAATTGGCCACTCTCACCCTTGGTATATATCCACTGCGGTTGGCCCTCACTTGCTTTCCTTATATATTTTGGTTTTAGTTCGTCATGTTGATAGATGTAAAATGGAGGCTTATCAAGTCCGTCTACTATCCTGATCCGACGTGCTGTAAAATCATATCGATCATTTAAAAGCCTTTCCAGGTAACACACCTGAGGGGTGATCATCAATTCATAAAGCTTCGCTCTGCGGAACCTTAAAAAGTCCTGATAAAGAAAAACAACCCCACTAATCATGACCTTTAAAAATGCTACTAGCTTGCTTCTACGTATGCGGGCTGGTACCATCCAAGTGGTCACCTTTTCATAATTGATATCGTAAAGCTTTGCATTCATCAGGCAGCAATAAATTGAATTGATAAATCAGCGTCCTCTATCCGTAAGTACCCACTATCAGGAGTATAGTCAATATCAACAGTAGTGAATGGCAATGCCCCATATTGTACCTTGACCTGATCCACTTTTACATCACTAACGCCTTCCACGGCCTGTATAGCATCTACCATTTTGGCAACCGAGAAAACGCCATTAAAAGGAAGGTTTTTTAAGAAAGTTTTAAGCGCCTCCTGAACTGGCTTTGCGCTAACACCATCTATGCGCCCGCCGGCTGCATTGATCACAAGGGCATTATACTTGATACGAAGTGCCAGTTTCAATTTATCAGCTGGAGTGGATGTGATTGATAGTTTTACACCTGCATCTTTGATGCGCTGCATATAAGCTTTAAAAGCAGTCAACTGGCCAGCTGTAAGCGGTACCAGATCATTACCATTATCTGTAGCGATCTTTATTCGAAGGCGTATCTGTGCAGAATCTTGCTCTATCACAGCAGCATAATCAACTATTTTGCTTTGTTCAATTTCCTGCTGGGTAAGTCCCGTATTATCATAAAGGTCACTTTCAGCAATAAGGTTATATCCATGCTGAAAAGCCCTTGATTTTTCTGCATACCACTGCAAGCTGTGAGGTTTCATGGCAGCTATGGTCTCATTGACTTCCTGCTTAAATAGATCATGTAGCTTCTCTAGCGTCCAATCACAAATAGAAGATATGTATAGCAATAGTCTATAAACCGCCACTTTGCTTGTGCTGGTTAAGTGGCCAGACAGAACCGGATCAGCTGCCACACGCTGCATCTTATCGTTGAATATGTCGTTTAGTAACCTTGCCATTATGATACTTTAAAAGTTGTTCCTATTTGCATGAAACCGATTCCACCTTGAACCGGCTGCACATTTTGATCAGTTGTGATATCATGAATGCTTTTCTGATAAAAAGCCACGGTTTTTCTATCTATCTCAGGTGCACTTAACTGTGTACCTGGTGCGATTTCTTCTGTAATGCTCACGCCGTTTTCCTGCGCCACATCAAATAATGCCTCAATTGATCCACTGTTTTGACAGGTAAAATCGATCAGGGTCTGTCGTTGTTTAATCTCTGTACTGCGCATTGATCAAAAGTTTTTCATCAACAATAGCAACTGATTTTACGTCCATTCCATCCTTTTCAAACTGTATCTTTATTTCTGACAGCATGCCTGAAGCATCTTCGTCCTTCAAAAATTCCAATACTCCAACTGCAATAAGCGGATTTTCTTTCCATTCACCTTTGGAAGTCATTAACAGCAAGTCCTGATGCTGTAAACTGCTTTCGTCTACAACAAAATCGCCGTTTTGAATATCGAGTTCCTGGTTATTATCTAAAAGAAGATCTCTCATTAGCTTACTGTATGATTGAATACCCCAGCCACGGCTCCATTCGGGGCAGTAAGACCGTTGGAATAAGTTATTTTTATTTGTTTCATTTCCTCAATGAAAACTTTTGCCAGGGCACCACATATGCGATCAATAGCAGCATCAGCGTCCTGCTCTTCCCCTTCTTCTTTATAAGCAGCTATTAACTTTAGCTTCAGTCTGTTTTCATCAAGCATTGCGCAATATTTTTTGAAGTCTGGATTTTACATTGATGAATTTTTGTTTACTCAATGCTGTCATGTTTATAGTAGGGCCGTTTTTAGTGGTATGTCTTTCAGTAATACAGGCTTCAGCAAAATCAATGAGCACATCTAAAAGGTTCTCACCTCCTGCTTCTATTAAATGGCCGCTTTCATCCACTTCATACCTGGCATCTCCTATTAAATAAAGAATCTTAGTTATTTCTTCTACTGCCACTACCACATATTCATCACTGTTCTCAATTCTAGCCACCAGAACTATGCTATCAACCTTTGGAACCATGATCACCCGGTTACCTTCTTTGACTACACTTTTGAGCCTGCAATCATCGATAACGGCATCATCACTAAACTGTATCTGAATGGTATCATCATTATTGATAGCCAGGACAAGTGCAGGCGCTATCGCTGCTGGCCCAAATCTGGCTGCAAATTCCGCTAGTCCCTGTCTGATCTGATCCTGTTCTAAACTCATTTTTACAGTTTTGCGCCAATTCCTAATGTTCGCCTGGCACCGCTTGTACCATAGGTTACTTCTACACTCTCACATATATAGTTACCAGAACGTTCCTGGTATTTTTTGTCTTCCAATATGACCTTGCATCCAGGCTCACAAAAAGGGACCAGGAATGCTGTTATTTTACCTTCATAACCATCAAAGCTTAACTGTTGCATTTTAGCAGCTGCCATTTGTTGTAAGCTGGCCGCGTCGGTCACTGCATGGGTTTTTATCACCTTGGTTTCACCTGTGGTACCAGCGGCGCCTTTTGTTTTAATCACATTAGCCCTTGTGCGAGTTTTTCCATTCACTTCAACTTTAACCTTAGTGCCATCCTTCTTTTCCCCGATATAATTGACGGTTACATCCTGATTCTTTGCCTGGCGAAGCTTTAGATTACCATCTTTGATGACATTCCACCCTAAGCGGTATTTAACATCATATAATGGCCTATTGTAAAGAAGTCCAGCATATAGCATCTTGCCTATGAAAAAAATGCGGATGGTACCGTCGCTGATTTTTTTGATCATTTCAAGGGCTTCTATACCACTGTGCTTTTGCAATACCATTTTGTCAATGATAAAACGAGGAATGTTTTTTTCATCCAGTGTGATATCCGTTCCTGCTACCAGGTATTTCAAAATATCAAGCAATTGAGCCTTAGCAAACGTTTTGAGGTAGGTTTTCTCTCTCAGTTGATAACTATAACCTTCACACTCTATTTCTACAGGAGATGTAAAGTTGATACGGCTGACGAAGCCGATAAATTCATTTTTCAAAGAACCATTATAGCCAAGATCAATCTTAACAGCATCCCCTTCCTGGAATTGCTTAGCAGTATCAACGCTCTCTGTGATCACCTCACCAGCGCGTCTGATCCGGGCGCTTACAGGTAGCTTAATCACCGCTCGCTGCACGTATTCAAACATGCTCTTATTGATCTTTACCTCAATAGGCTTCACCTTTTTATAAGGGCCAATGGTGATATCGCTTCCCAGGATAAACATTAGTCGATGGTTAATTCAAATATGTGGTCACTGACTGCTTTAATTTCAAAAGCTTTTACATGCTCGACTCCAGATACTGGAGGCCAGTTGATATTCTGAATGATCACCTTTTGATCAAACTCCCCATTGAGAATAATATCACTTAATGCACTATGCATGGAAAGGCTGGCATTTATTTTAAATAGGTTGTATAAATCAACAATATCCTGCTCTGGGAACTCTCCACCATCATCTACCAATAAACCCTTAATGGTAAAATCATAATCATCAATTGAAATCAGTTCATGTACCTGCCCACTTCTTTCTGGCATTGGTGTATGAACAAATGTTTTCTTCCAGGTCATGCCCATCACCGCAAATGGTATAAGCTGCTTATTGATCCAGACCGGCAAAAAGAATTCACGCCCGGATAAATCTTCAGCATAATATTTTTGTCCTAGGCTACTCACCTCGCGTCTGCCTGGAGCTTGTTCAATAGAAAAGCTGGGTGGCGCTTCATAGCCAAAAGAATCCCGGAATATGTCTTTTAAATTGAACTCGTTCATAACTTGTCTTTATGAGGCTACACTGTTTAAGCTGTATATAACACGTCTGATGCTTTCACGCACAATGCTTTCTATCTCTTGAGCCGTTTCTTTTGCACTCATTACATGAATCTGCAACGTCTCAATTTGCTTTCCAATATGAATAACAATGCTTCGCTGACCGCCACTGTTGATGCTGTCTGCCTTTGATTTTCCGGCAGCGCTTAAGCTTTTCATATCACTAGCAGAAAATGAAGGCATATCTGCTGTAGCGCTTGTTGGTGATACACCTGCTTTAGCCTTCGATGCCATTTTTGCAGCAATTTGGGCTTGGCCATCTTTATAGCCTCCAGAAAAAGCAACACCTACTTTCTTACCATTTTCAACAGCATTTTTCACGGCATCCACACCAACGATATCCTTTGCCGCTTGTTTACCTACATCCCAGGCTTTTTTCCAGGAACCTGTAAAGAAGTGGTAGAGCATCTCACCAATACCTGTAATACCTTTTACCATTCCGCTGATTCGATCTATTACAAAATCCTTAATGAGGGTGCCAAATGATTTCAGCGCCTCCCAGGTACCAAGAACGGCACCACGAAACCAACCGAATTTGTTCCAGGCATATATGACACCTGCCGTAAGTAGTGCAATTGCTGACACTACAAGCATTACCGGATTGGCTGCCATTACTGCGTTTAAAATGGCTGTTTTTATGCTCAATACCGAAGTAGCTACACTTCCACCCCAAATAGCTGCAGTAAGCGCTCCAACGGCCACCGCAATGGCGATTGCTGGCCCTTCTCCCGCTAGTAAGGATGTTCCAAAATCCATGACGGCAAATGCAATAGGTTTCAATGCCTGGCCAAAGCTTAGCAGCTTTTCTTTTCCTGCGTCCATAAAGGTGCTCCACCTACCTGACATCGTTTGGCTTTGCAATTCCATCATGTTATGAAACTGTCCTCCTGGCCCGGTTGCTATCTGGAAGGCTTTCGTAACCATATCAGCACTGATAGCGCCGTCTTCCATTTTCTTTTTAAGATCGGCCATTTTAATGCCCGTCTTTTCAGAGATGATCAATAGTGGGTTAAAGCCAGCATTGATCAATTGCATTAAATCCTGCCCCTGCAAACGTCCCGTACTTTGTACTTGAGAAAAGGCAAGAGACAGACTCAAAAGTTTTTCTTTATTACCAGCTGCTACATCGCCGAGCATGCTAAGGTTTGGTAGTACTTTTTGATTTTCTATACCAAACTGTTTCATCGTTTGGGCAGCTTTGATCAAATCGCCGCTTTCATATGGAGTACGAGCGCCCATTGTTACAATGTCACTGAGCATCTTATCACCAGACTTCTGGCTTCCGGTCATTACCCGGAAACTAACCTGCTGCTGTTCCCGCTCCGCTGCCATGCTCAGGGCATTTGTTCCCAATGCTCCAACACCCACAGCGCCTAACATGCCTCCAGCCATTCCCATAAGTCCGCCACCTGAACGGCCTCTATTTTCCAGGCGTTCAATTTGTCTTTCCAGACGATTAGCAGCCCTGGTAGCTGTATCAAATTCTCTTTGAACAGTTGTGCTGAATCTTACCTGGTTAATAGCATTTAATCTGTTTCTAAGCTCGTCAACCGATGCTGTCATTCTTCTTCCACCGGAACCCATACGTTCAAATTGCCGCTCAATTTGAGCAGCACTGCTATTAGTTAAGCCAACAGCCTGGCGCATACCAGGAGTGAACCTGTCAACGAGCTTTAATATGAATTCAAGATTAGTTGCCATGTTTATTAAAAAGCCCTTCGCTTAATTTGGAAGGGCTGTTTTAGCTTCGTTTTTTCTAATATCTGCAAGGATTGCATAGTGAACAGCCCATTCGTTGTCAGATAAAGATTCCAGTTCTTGTTTAGTCATGCCGAAATGCTTTCGAAGCTGTAGGTTTATATATAAAACCGGATTTGCTTCAAAACTTCCATCGGCACCGTCTAGCACTCCCCCAGGCTGCCTTTCTTTTTATCTAGGAACTCTTCGACAAAATCAATGAGTCCGAAATAATACCGATCCACTTTGCGGATTTCCTCATCGCCACCCAACCAGATATATTCGATTACCGTTTCGTTGAACTTGGCCGGATTGGAAGAGACTTTTGAAAGAGCCACGCTGTAAACATTGCGGTCTACAGGGCGCAGAAAACAAACTTTACCATCAACTTCATACTTGAACACTTTACCATGTTCTTTCTTCCATTGCGCAATTTGTTCAGGGGTTACCATTGCTTTTGTTTTTTCCATCGCTGTTTTTCTTTTATAGTAAAAAATTGTTGACTAGTGCTTTATTTCAAGTCCATGTATAAAAAGGGTAGTTCCACTTCTTTGAACTTGTCACCTTGCTTCATGCCATCGGATGTTTTTGTAAACTCAACACCAATTAGTTTATCGGTTTGAATTGGACCACCCTCTTCCGGCATGTATACTACAGTGATGTTGATCAACTTTCCAGGAACAGCAACCAGGTTTTTATAGCCAGCTGCTTTAGCAGCAAGTGTAAGCCTGTCATATTCACCTTTGAGAATGGTCAAGGTGCCAACCGGCTTTACGTTTCCACGCTGAATAGATCTAGGCTTGTTACCCTGAGCATACACATGCTCCTTTTCTTGTTCGTAGTCATAGGTAATGCCCCGCAATCCACTGAGTTCTACACCCAGCATGCTGACCCTGATATCTGCGAATTCTAGTTCTCTGGAATTCATATTGAAAAAATTAAAGGTTGTTTAAATGAATTTTAAGCGACAAATCCCAAGAAAATATTGATGCGCTTCAAGCAGCCTTTGGGACGTAGGCTGATGAAGAGATAAACATTACCTCCGTCAAATACATTGAACTTTGGATTGTCAATCCCATTCTTAGTATAAAGGGCTGCAAACTCAAACGGATCAGGATTGACCAGGCATTCTACATCAGCAGAACTCTCGGCATTTTTGCTCAATTGGCTGCGCATCTGTTGATCAATTGCAGTCTCAATCTGAGTCTCCAGGGCTTTCTCGACCACTGGGGCTAATCTGCCACCAGCATCGACTTCAACATCCTCCTTCAGCTCATTATAATAGGTGGCATGTGCTACACGAACAGCATTGTCAATGACGCGTCCATTACGCAGGTTATTATAATCATCGGTTTCTACCGTAGTGCTGTTGTCATCATTGAAAACAAAACCTGAAGCGATCTTATTTTTTTCAAAAGTGATGTAGCGCTTTTCATGCAGGGTGTTCAGATCAGCATCTGAAACCTTATCAGCTTCAGTGGCACCAATCCTAACCATGTAGGTTTGATTGATATTCAAACTGCCGGACTTGATACGGCCAATGTTTTGCTGTGGCTGAATTCGGGCAGCCCTGCCAAGAGCCAGTAGAGTTGCAAATAGAGAACCCGCTGCATTATTGCCGCCAACGTTCCCTACCACTATATGGCCATTGCGGAAAGCAGTCGTCTTATAGTCTTTGACATCAGCAGGAACACCTGTATAGGCAAATCCTTGGATGAAAAACCGGAAAGGCATTTTCTTGCCAAGCCAGGTGTTTGCAAGCGCCTGCATAGCAGCTGTAGCCGTATGCACGTCACCATCAAAACCCTCAACTACATCAGGCACATAACCGGCAGCCGGTTGTTTGCATATAGCAACCAGACGAGCCTGGCCACCAGCTTTGTTTAAACCCAGTTCCGCTACAGCTGCTGCGGCCATTGCCGTCATTGTCGTTACCTGCGCCAGACATACAACAAAGAGTTTCGTTCCTTCAGGAGCTTCACCATAGAACGCTTCTATGATCGCTTTCAGAACATCTGCATTGCCAGCTGCTGCAAAGGCTGCTTTAGCCTGGCCGATGCTTTTGATCTCAAAGGCTACACCATAACCAGCGGTAGGTGCGGCTGGGGTGGCCATGATCAGGACTGCTGTACCGAATTCTGAAGGTGGCTGGATATTCAACCCGCCATTTGATAAACCTATGATTACGTCTGGACGCATGAGTATTTTTCTTTTCGATTAGTAAATGATTGTTGAAGCCTCGCTTATTCTGCACTTAAGGCATCCAGTTCTTCCTGGGCAGTCTCTAGTGCTTTAACAGCAGCCTCCAATTTTTCCATCCTGGAAGCTTCGCTTTTCTGAAAAGTTTTGTTGTCTGGTTTTTCAGCCAGTTTTGCTGCTGCTTCATCATAAGCCGTTTTTGCATCTGCAACTGCCGTTTCAGCTTTAGTCACCTTTGCCTGGGCTGCGGCCAGTTGATCTTCTTTGGAAAGTGGCTCTTTTGCATCTGAAGCATCGCTATCAGATTCAGCAAGTGCTTCCTCTCTTGTAATGGATAGGATTTCAGCTTCATCACTTTGTTTTTCGCGCAGGCTGTTGCCATGATTGGTGGCATCATTCTTACCAAAAAAGGCCTGTCCATCCTTTGTAAAATGGATCTCATTTTCATTAGGATAGTTAGCAAAAAAGCTTGCGGCTAAAATCAGAAAAGAAGACTTTTTCATATGAGAATTTTAAATTTTATGGTTTGATAATTTTACCTGTCCTGTAATAGTAAGCCTCAATAGTTCGCCTCTTTCTCAACCCCTCTGACACTTTGCCATTGGCTTTATTCCATTTTAGAAACTCACCAGGGATACGCACATTCAATGGGTTAGCATTTACCAGTTTAAGTAGTGTACTATCACCCAGCCCTTCAGCTATATCATCTGCATCAATGTCGCTTCCTACGTTATAAGCGAAGCTTACCAGGGCATCGAACTGATGCTGTTGTACTTGACGTTTCAATAATGAATTCACGTCCTTTTCAAACAGAGAAAGCACAAAGAGAAAAATGTCATCCGCTTCTTTTACTGTGATTGCGCGGTCTCTAAGCGTTACTTTCTTGCCGTTAGGATAAAACGTATTACCCCGGCCAATTGTAGGAACCCTCGCTTGACAGAGGTAAGGAACGAGCCTTAATCCTTCAAAGGCATGCATCATTTTTATCCCAGCTGCTGAAGTTCTCATAAGGGTACAGATTAACGTGTCGAAATTTGGGTACGGATAGGTTTTTGGATATTGGATTTTACAGGGCTTACTTGGAAGTATTTACCGCAGGGTTTTTGATTGATTGCACAATTGTTACAATCTCTGCCCAGGATAGCTTTCCATCAGTTAAATATTCACTCAGGGTGCTAGCGATGTCTAAGTATTTTCCGCGTCTGGCTTCTGGATCAAGGCTTTTCAAATAACTGATGGCACATTGTATAATGGCATCGTTACTATTGAGGTTTGAGCATCCTTGAGCAATTTTCAGCTTGACCAGGATACCTGGTAAAGCTTTTTTGATCTTGTCAGCAATGACATCATCCAATTCACCAGGTATCAGGTGTGTGATCACAGGCACGAAAGGGCTGTCAATAAACGATTTCAGCGCCTCTACAACAGCAATGGCAGCCGGTATTTCATTATTAACGAAGTCCTTAGCTTTTTTGAAAAGCTTTCTGAAATAAGCACCAATGGAATCAAACAGATTCGAGATAAAGGCAAATGGATTGAAGCGCATAACGAAATTTTAGTTATTTGAATATGGATAAGCGGTCTCTAAGCTTCTCCAGATAAAATGCTTTTGGTTTTCCTTCAATTACTGCGATGTTTTCCATCACACTTAAAATGTTCTCTCCGCCAATATGTACTACCAGGTAGGTGTGTATCCAGCTGAATGTTTCAGCGGCCAGCATTTTACCGGCATGATCATAATTGACACTCATTGACTGACAGAAGAAAAAAACCGCCAGGTATGAAAAGAGCTTAAACACAAACCTGCTGAACCGCTTTGTATTGAAATTGAAAGCACCACTCTGTACAGCCGATGCCTTGATCCCTGTAATCAACTCTGCTAGCATGATCACTACAAAACCAACTAAGGCCATAGCCTGAAGGCCGGTAATTTGTTGTAAAAAGGTAGCAATGGCACTGATGCTGAAGAGCAGGATAGTGCATTGATATTTCAGGCTTGGTGCCAGGCTTTGAAAGAACTCGATAGAACTATTGAATTCATAGCTTTTCAATAGATCGATAAGTGGGTTTTTCATAGGCTTGTTTTCCGTCAGGGCAAGCCTCCAGCCAGGCAGCCCGTTTTTCAGGGCTGCCCTTCAGAGGTAGCAGCGGCGGATGAAAGAATTATATATTAGGCTGGCACTCCTTGTCTGATCACATATACACCTTTACCATCTTCGCGGCGTACACGTCCACCAGCCATTACTAAGGCGGAGTGAACATCACCCTGGTACAAGGCATCATTCAGGTTTTGGAAAAGCTTTTTATCACCAATTGCAAAGGCAACGGTATTTTTCTGCCAGGCAATTGAACATAAGTTGTCAGAGGCAGCCAGGGCAGAACCCAGGGCTTTGATGGCATGTGCATTTGTTGCAGCCAAAACGCTTGCTCTTGTATAGATGTCAAACCCATGAAGCCTACCAACAACACCATTTGCAGCATCTACATATTTAGAGAAGTCTCTAGCTTGGTTATCGCTTAAGCTGTCGTAGAAGAACTGATACATATTATCATCAATCAATATGCAACGGTCATTTTTAGGCACACCATCAGCATTCATACGGATCATTAGATTAGACAAATCTTTAGGATGTAAACCAAGTCGGTTACCTGCTTGTCCTGTGATTGGTCCAACTGTTCTTGTGTCAGCTGCGCCGGGCCCACCAGTAGTTGCAATGATAGTTGCGTTAGCACCCCATTTGATTAACATGTCATCAGCTACGGTTTCATCTAATGTGCTCATATGATCACCTAGAACTGAATCCTGCTTATCATAGCTTAGATGAATAGAATCAATATTTGGAATGTGAGTAGGATCGGTGCTATACTCGTCAAGTGCATAAACGATATCAGTATCAGCTCTACGTACTGCTGTAGCTGGCCATACCGCTCTGTTTTTTACCACATTTGGCTTGCTGCCAGGTTGTGGGATATGCACTATACGACCAGCAAGCACATAATTACTGTCATCATAGGCACGCTTCAAAAAGGCATTGTCTTTCCAAAAGCGCTCCATGATATAGTTCGCCCAGGTTTCCAGAACAGTACCATACATGGCACCTGCTGGCATTTGGATCAGGGAAGAAACAAAGAACAGGATGACAAATGTTGCCAGGGCAACCATCGGGGAGTCGAAAGCAACACCCATGATCAAGGCGAAGAGCGAAGCACGCAATAAGCCGTTAGCAAAAGACAGAAATTTTGTGTATTTCATTTTCAAGGATTGAGAATTAAGAAGGTTTTTTCACTTATTGGATACCACTTAAGTGGTGATTAAACAATTATTTTGGTTCGCTACCGAAGTACTCTTTATACTTTAATTTGTATTGCTCTGCGCTCAAGGCTTTGAGCTTTTCAAATTTGCCTTGCATGTACAGTTCACGTCCGCTCAGCTTTACCAGTTCTTGTAATTCTGCACTTGCTGAATCACCGCCACCAGACAAACGGTTTTCTACACTCTCATAAGCCTTCATACCATCAATCAAAGCTTTGGTAGTTTCATAGTCAGCTTTTGCCAGCTTGATATAATTTTCACGATCACCGGCAGCCAATTTTTTGCCATTGATTGCACCATCAACTAAATCAGTGACTTGCTTTTCAGCAGCAGCAGCCTTAAGTGTCTGGTTTTCTGTAGTGAGCGTAGAAACATCACCTTTCAGCTTTGTTACTTCTGTATCCAGGACAGCAAGCTTGGCACTGTCAGCCATTACCGCAGTCAATTTTGCAGTGATTTCGGCATCAGTAGCCGTTTCAGAAAGGCCAAGTTTTACGGCCATTAACTTTTTATCCATAGTTGTTGATTGTGGAATTAAGGAAGAGAGAAAAGAAATCACTTCTTCATTTTCATTGTCAGCGTTCAGTGCTACTTTTTTACCGGCGCTGTTGCGAATAGCTAAAGCATTCTTGCAATTGGGTATATCTACAATTGATGCTTCGAACAATCCCCATTTTGTAATGGTGGGTCCGATTTGTCCAGGAAGCATTAAAGCTTCTTCATCTGTAGCAGCTATTGGATCAATCCAAACAGAAGCGGCATTGAGATAGCCTTTCTCTACTTTCTTTTGGATTTTTTGTGCAAAGTCATCATCATCATCAAATTCAGGTTTCGCAAGGAGCTTGTTATTCTCAACCCGGATATCATACCATCTACCAATTGGTAGCACAACACCTTCTTCTAATGGTTTTGAATAATTGCTTTCAGCGCGTGCATGCATCATTAACATGACAGGGTTCTTCTGGAAAGCTTCAAGTTGGGCACCAGACATTAAAGCCCGGAAGCCGTACATAACGACGCTTTCATCCAGAAGAACAAAGTCAATGTTAAGTTTTGCCATGAGCCGGTAGTTGTGGTTGCAATGAATGAGGATGTAAAGTTGCAATCCGGTTGAAGCCGCTCCAAACGCGGTTTCTATGGCAAGTGTCTAACTGTTGTGGGAATGCGCAAATTCTGACGTGTCATTGATTTTGCAGTTTTAAACGGCACGATTGAAGAGGAAATTTGCTACACTATGAAAGCAAAAAGCAAACCAATTGTTACCAAGCCGAAAGCAACAAAAGAAGAACTGGAACGGAAAAGAAGGTTGGCCTATACCTTATTTGTTGATAATGGCTTTGATCAAAAGGTAATTGCTGAAATAACCGGCATTAGTGAAAATAGTATCACTAAATGGAAAAGAGATGGTGGATGGGAAGAGGCCAGGCAGGATGCCAGGTTAGGTACAGAGCAACAACGCCGCAGAATGCTCAAACAGTACAATGAATTACTCACTCAAATTGAGAATCGACCTTCGCCTAATAATGTCCCAGATAGTAAAGAAGCTGACATTCTCAATAAGCTGGCTGATGCATCCAAGAAGTTACAGACAGAGCTTTCATATGCGCACAAAGCTGAATCCGGAAAACAATTTATTTCTTATGTCCAACAGGTTTATGGTCAAGACAAAGCGGTTGAAGTGGTAGACCTGTGGCATGAATTCCTAATGGCAACCGCATGAGTGTACTTAATACCAAAGCTGCTATACTTGATTGGGAAAAATACCGGGAGGGTATTCGAAAAGGTACACCTGTTGACCTTAACGAAACGCCTGAGCAAAAAAAGAAGCGTATAGATGAACTAGAAGCTGACCCCCAAAAATGGAAGCGCTATTATTTTTCAAAATTCTTTACAAAGGAATCGGCACCTTTTCACGATAAAGCCACAAAGCGGCTTATAAAAAAGTTTCTTAATAACAAGCATTGGTATGAAGTACGCCACTGGTTTAGAGGCGCATCAAAAACCACTGTTACGATGATGGATATTCTATACCTGGTAATGACAGGTAAATTAAAAAACATCATTTATACCAGTAGCACCTATGATGCAGCTGAACTCTTCCTGGAACGCTATCGAGCACAGTTGGATAGTAACCAACGCTTGATCAATGATTATGGCAAGCAGGAACTGCCAGGCAGCTGGAGCGCCGGAAGCTTTACTACCAGAAAAGGCGTAAAGTTCTTGGCTATTGGCGCAGGTCAAAGCCCCAGGGGTAATGGTAACGAGGAAATCAGACCAGACTGTATTGTGGTTGATGACTTCGATACAGACGAAGAGTGCAGAAACCCAGAGATCATTCAAAAGAAGTGGGACTGGTTTGAGAAGGCTCTATTCTTTACTGTTGATACGGCCAATCCTTATCTGATAATTTGGCTGGGGAATATAATCGCTGAAGACTGTTGTGTAGTGAGGGCTGGTAAAATGGCAGATCACTGCGAAACCATTAATATCAGGGATGAAGCCGGGAACTCCACGTGGCCTGCTAAAAATAGCGATGAGGATATCGATTACCAACTGAGTAAGGTAAGTTGGGAAGCTGGTCAGCAGGAACTATTCAATAATCCGCTTCGCCAGGGACAAACTTTTAAAGAAATCACCTGGGGGAAATGTCCCCCATTGTATAAACTTCCTTTTGCGTTAGTCTACTCAGATCCGGCAACCTCCAACAAGGATAAGCCTACCCTGAAATCGAAAGCGCAAAATTCATGTAAAGCGGTAGTGCTAGTAGGCTACTACAACAAAAAATACTATCTCTATAAATGCTATTTGGATAACACAACCAACAGCAATTTTATAGACTGGATGTATGCCACCAGAGATCATGTAGACGAAGCCACTCCGCTTTACATTTATATTGAAAACAACTCACTTCAAGACCCATTCTATGAGCAGGTATTCAAACGGCTTATAAAAGAGCGGGGTGACAAAGACCCCAAAGGCGTACTGCCAGTAATCCCAGATGGTGAAAAGAAAGGTGAAAAGTGGTTTCGTATAGAAGCTGATCTTGAACCCCTATTCAGGCTTGGTGATTTTGTATTTAATATCGATGAACAGCATGATCCGCACATGAAACGCATGGCTTCACAGTTCACAACAGCAACACCAAACAGTAAGCTTCTAGATGGCCCGGATGCAGTTCAGGGTGCAGTGAGTAAAACAAAAGCAAAAATCACGGAATCTACTCCAGGTGGAATGAAGCTAGGTAAACGTCAATTAAATTCAAAACGATACTAAGATGAGAACGAGCCTTCATCAGTATATAGCATTTATGCTAATGCTACCATTCCTTTTACTTTTAAAAATATTGACATGGCATTTTTAGAACCAGGTGATATACTATCACATCTTTACGAAGGGGTGATCGATGAAATTAACAGAGGCGATGACAGCAAGCTGCTAGAGGCAATTAAAGCAGCTATTGCGGAAGCCAGAGGTTATCTTACTGCTTATGACCTGGCAGCCATTTTTAGTACAGCTGGTGATGATCGCAACCCGATCTTACTGCTCTATATAAAAGACATTGCAGTATGGCATTATATACAACTGACTAACCCAGGAGTAGAAATGCAATTGCGCTTAGATCGCTATGAAAAAGCGATCAAGTGGTTTGAAAAAGTGCAATCCGGAAAAACGAACCCTGACCTTCCATATCCTACAGAGCCGGTTGATCCACAATCAGGCAGCGTTGAAAATCATATAAAATGGGGCGGCAACAAAAAGCGAGGCAACTACTTTAACTAACTACAATATCCTATCCTATGACAAATGTCAAAAGAGGCACTCTAGAAAACAATCCTGAAAAAGGCATCGTTGTTCAAAATATTTCTATCCGTCCTGTCAACCGTCAAAGCCAAGACATTGATAAATGGCGCAATGCTATCAGAGCAGCTGAAGCTATAAATGGCACACGGGTTCCACTTTATGATTTATACAATGAGATTCTTTTAGATGGAGTATTGGAGAATGTTGTCAAAAAACGGGTACTCGGTGTTACCAAAACGAAATTGAAGTTTGTCAACAGTAACGGTGAGGAAGTGCCAGAAATGACCAAACTGCTAAAGAAAAAACAGTTCCGAAAGCTTCGGAAGGAAATTCAATTGCAGAAAACATGGGGAATCTCAGTAGTTGAATTGATGAACGATGAAAAAGGCTTCCGGGTGTATTCTGTACCTCGAAAGCATATACGTCCTAAAGAAGGGCGCATTACCTATGAACAACATGGCGTTGATGGTATTGACTACCGACAGCCACCAGCAGATAAATTTATCCTGGAAGTAGGGGAATGGGATGACCTTGGCTTATTATTAAAAGCTGCGCCTTATGTAATTTATAAGCGCGGTGGGTTCGGAGACTGGGCGCAATTTGCTGAAGTTTTTGGTATGCCTTTCCGGGAAGCTCGTTATGATGGATTTAATGATGTAGTCCGCAAACAGCTAGAGATGGCTCTTGATCAAGCTGGCAGCGCTGCTTATGCTATTCTTCCAAAAGAAGCTGATTTCACCCTTCACCCAACTCCCAATACCCAGGGCAGCGGAGAATTATACAATAACCTACGCAGGGCTTGTAATGAGGAACTTTCCATTCTATTCCTGGGACAAACTGAAACCACAACCAAAACAGCCGGTAAGCTTGGCGGTAATGATGATACCCATGAGCAGACAGAAGATGATATCAATGAAGATGATAAGGCAGATGAATTGGCCATCTTTAATGAACAAGTACTACCTATCCTTGCTAACCTAGGTTTTCCTGTACAAAATGGTGAGTTTGTACATGAGAAACAGGAAAAAGAAGTGCCGGTTAAAGAGAAGATCGATAATGTGATCAAACTGAAGAAAGATTTTGGTTTGCCTGTTGATGATGACTATGTATATGAAATGAGTGGCGTTCCTAAGCCCTCCAATTATGATCAGCTGAAAAAGGAACAACTGCAACAACAACAGGAACCTACTCCAGCTGATAAAAAGAAAAAGAGATCTTCTAATGACCCAGGTGAATCGACAGAGGAAAAATTGGCATGGCTGGACCGGTTCCGTTTAAAGCTTTCCGATTTTTTCGACCAAGCCCCCAGAAGCTGATAGCAGAAATAAGGGGGCTGCAAGGAGTTTCATTTATTGATACCCAAAACCAGTATAGGTTATTAGGCTGTGAGTGTGGCCATGATCACTCTAGCGGCTACAAGCTTTCTGCAGGTGATGACCTGGCAAGTGAACTGGTTAGGATAGTAGAAGAAATTTGGGAGCGCAAAGGCATGCCAAAGCGGATCAGCAAAAAACTGATAGCTTATTATGGTAAGCACCTTTTAAGTGGTGTTGAAAAGGGTTATGGCCAAAAGTTGAGTGAGATCGATTATGACACCCCTGATGGTAACATGCTGGAACACCTGGCAAAAAATGTGTATCACTTCTCTGCTGCCAAAACCTACACCCAGCTTCAACAGCTCACCCAGGCTCTGATAGGGGACGATGGAAAGTTGCGCAATTATAATCAGTTCAAAAAGGCTGCCTTTGACATTAATGACGCCCATGTAAACCAATGGCTAAAAGCTGAATATGAACTAGCCGTTGGAGGCGCTCAGATGGCATCCAAGTGGATAGATATTACTGGCAATCCGGCAACTACAATTCTGGAATTTGATGTGGTGATGGATAGTAAAACCAGCGACATCTGTCGTCCACTTCATGGCATCCGCAGGCTGGTTAGTGATCCTATATTCAAAAAGTATTATCCGCCAAATCATTTTTGGTGCCGCACTACCATCAGACAACACACCGGGGGCAGCGTAACACCTGATAGCCAGATTGAGCTACCAGAAATACATGAAATGTTTCAGGTTAATCTGGCAGAAAGAAAAATCATATTTCCTCCTGGTCATTCCTATTGGGTGGGTACACCATCAGCGGTATTGAAAGAAGCCTTGGACCTGATGCCAAATAATAGCTGGCACCTGGTGGAAAATAAGACCATCCGCATACATGCTAAAGTTGATACAACAGCTCCAGACTTTGAAAAGGTAATGGAGGTAGCTAGGGATAAAGCAAAAAATGGTTCATCTGTTGACTTACTTCCGACATTAAACCATGAAAATGATCCTTTGTATAAAGAATTGTTCAAAGGAGCTAAGCCAGGGAAATGCCCGGATTTAAAAATTGACAATGAATTTGTTGAGGTAAAGGCACCGAAGAAAAACACAATCAATACCCTGAAGCATAGTATTGATAATGCCAGTAAGCAGGCTGATCATGTTATTATCCTAAATCCGATACGCAATGATTATAAGGAAATGAAACGCATTGCAAAGGGCCGGTTCAAGGATCATGAAAATTTGAAAATAATAGAGTTCAAACAGCAAGGAGCTTATTACCGGTTTACAAGGGAGGGGCAGCTAAAATAAAGAGGCAGCCCGAAGGCTGCCTGGCACAATGCCCCGTAGGACTCTGTACCACAAATATACATTTTTTAATCAATGGCGCAACGGTTCAACATATCAGACCAGGAAAAACACTTCAGACAGGTTTTGCTGTATGCACCTGGTATGTTGGGTAATATGGCCGTTAATTTTTTCCTGGATCGCTTCCGGTACCAGAACTGGCTGGGATCAACAACTGAGGCTTGGCGTCAGCGCCGCACAAATAGCCCAAGAAACAGGGGAAGAAGTATTCTGGTACAATCGGGCCGCCTTCGTCGAAGCATTCGAATAACGCGCATTTCTGGCCTTACTGTGACCATTGGCAGCGATGTGCCGTATGCAAAGGCACATAATGAAGGCTTCAGGGGAACAGTATCGGTAAAAGCACATAGCCGTAATAAGTACGGTAAAGAAAGGGTGAAGTCTGGCAAATTCACAAAATCGGGCAAGGAACGAATGAAAACGATCCAGACCATTACTGCCACTGGCCAGGTTAAAGCACATACCCGCAAAGTGAATATTTTACGTCGTCAATTTATGGGAAATAGCCCGGTATTGGAACAGCAAATGAACCGGCGATTGCTGGCTGAATTATTAAAAGGCTTACGAACTTAAATGTTACTTATATGGAACTTAAAGCACACGAATCTTTATTATTTATGGCAATACTGGAACGCCTTTTAGACCAGGTGCCTGAGATCAGGTATATAGAGCAGGATCTGGGCCAACTGGAGAACTACGAAATGCGCCCAGCTGTATCATGGCCATGCACCCTTATTGATATTGACGATCTTGATTTTTCAGAGACTGGAGGAAAGCTTGTTCAGTTGGCTCAAGGCTTTGTTCAAATTCGCTTGGGGCTGGTTAAATACACAGACTCAAATAACCTGGTACCAGCTAATATCCGGGCCAATTCACTACAATACCTGGAATTGGAAAACAAAGTTTATAAAGCGCTTCATGGGTGGGGACCCGAAGGTTTTAATAAAATGCTGAGGCGAAAAAGCGTGACAGAAAAAAGAGATGATGATATCCGGGTTAAGATTTTGAGATTTTCTATCGGCTATAAAGATGAAGGCGCTGTACCTGCAAGACTAAAGGTATCGAGACCAGGTGTAACTATTGGAACAGGGTTGACCAGTTGAGGTGAGGGTACTTTGATCGAAAGAACTTCAAATCGGGCTTCATTTTATGAAGCTCTTTTAATTGGCCCGAATGACGATTGATTATGTCAACAAGGGTACGTTCTGCCAGAAAGACTTCGTCTCTTAATAATTCCAGTGTCTTTTCGTATTGGCGTTCCTGAAGTTTGATGTAGTAGTAATAGCGGCAAACAATCAACTCGTTCTGCTTGGTCTTCAACACCTCACTGCGACCCCTTCTTTCAGGCGCAGTTGTATCCGGCACTGGTACGGATTCATCTTTAAATAAGGTATTGTAAATGGATTGGGAGCCTCTCATTGCAGTCGTAATGCAATTTACCACAGCCTTTTAAGAAGTCATAAAAAAGATAGTTACAAAAAAACCGCCGAACTTTTAGTCGGCGGTTCACATCATTCCAAGTTGGCGGTCTTAATGTTTCCAGTTCAAACCATCAACGTTGAACTCAATTACCCGATTTCCCGAATTAAAGAATTCTGCTTCAACCATAAGCTTTTTTGCTGTTTTCAACTTTGGTAATACCTTATTTAATGAGCCGAGGAAAATGACATTACTGCTCGCATCAGTTGTACCAGTATAAGTTACATTGAAAGGTTTTTCATCATCGAATTTCAGACGTACTGTACGATCCCCTGAAATGCTCCCCATAAATTGACCCTTATCAACTATTATAAAAACTTCATTCTTTTTGTCTCTATTCCTTACAAATAAATTGAAAGTAGAACCACCATTGTAAGGAAAATCAAATTCTATTTCATTTGTTGAAGTTGTTTGTGCAAAGTAGGAAGTGGAGTTATCCATTTTGTCTACTTCCTCATTATATCTCCATGCTTCAGGTGCTTTCTCTGGTTCTGAAACTAAAGACTCAGTTTTGTCAACAGATTTATCAGGAGTACTTGCATTAGCTTGATCTGAACCACATGATGTAACTGTAAAAAGAATTGCACTGGAAATAAAACTCAAAAAGATACTTTTCATTTTGCTGTTATTTTGGTTAAATATTTAGAGGCTTGAAAGATAATGTTTATAAGGCCCATTTTCAAACTGTGAGACCAATTTGGGCAGTTCGGCCTCTGTATAAGCATTCAATTCCTTTTTTAAATATCCATACTTCCTACACCATTCATTGAGCTTGGGCATATCAATCGTAGTTGTACCGGCATGGTGCCAATCAATTTCATGTGCCAGCTTGATGATCTTACAGCGCATTTTATGGGCGCTATCCAAGCTTTTTAAGTGGGTAATAAGCGCTCGAGCTTCCTGGTAGCTAAGGTCTTTACTGCTTTTGCTACGTCCGGCAGTAAAGGAAATTACTAGCGTTTCCTTTTGAGACATCATTTTCGTACTATTCAGAAGGCTATGTAACAGCTTCATTTGTGCCGGCTGGATGGAGTTACTCATATTTTATAGGTATTTACAAATCCGTTGATTGGTTTGAAAAAGGTTTCTGCTGTATCATAATCGAGATCATCAGTCATATTATTATAGAATTCAGCATATACAGCTTCAATACCATCAAAACCGATTGTGCGAACCCGATCAGACTTCAGGCAATAAATAGTTACCGCCTGATGGGTGAAACTCAGTGCAACTAGTACATTGTTATTTGATATTGTCGAGCATCTTGTTATCATATGCTATTTTTAAAGAAATTATATTTATGAAACCTATTTGGATTGAGTTAATTGATACACATGGGAAAAAGGTTATTGTCAATGCATGTTTGATTGAGTACTTTAGAACAAGTAGTAGAGATAAAGACATCACCTATGTTTCTTTCGGAAATGAACATTTGATTGGGGTTAAACATACTGTCGAAGAATTGAGGAGCATAATTGATAAAGCAACTGACTAATTATTTCCATTCATTTTCCCAGTAATGATCCCGAAGGTATTTTTCGGGATCAGCTTTTTTACGCCAGCCTGTTCCTTTCAAAAACTTATTATAAGCATCAACACCTATATATGCCTCCACTTGACTTGCCTTGGATAGTTTAGACCAAAGCGGCTCACATCTCTTCTTATTTACCTTGTAATCATATTTATTCCAAAACATTTCAAACGTGACTTCATATGAAGTTTCGACTATTGTAACTGAACCAGGTGTAAAAGCAGTTTCCAGCCTTTCGATTTGCCCAGGAACTTTTTCTTTGAAAATGTTTACAATAGCAGCAGGCATATTTGTAGCTATAAGGTCTAGTTTAACAAGGCGTCCATCCCCATCATATAGAATATCCGCTTCACCTGTAAAAGCAGATGATGTTATTAAAAAGCGTCTCATAGAATATTATAATTTTTGAATTCTATCAGTTTTGTACATGACTTACAGAATAAAGGATGCTGTGGAGAGCCATCTTTTAGAACATTTATCGCCAAAGGGTTTCCGATCATGGGAAATAGCTGCTTTGCTCTTTGCCGGGCCTGTTTAAAAGCACCCCAGGCACATACTATTCCCCATACCTGTCCTTGCACTAAATTGATATATCTGTCATTGTCACCAATTGGATCAGGATGCGTTGATAACAAATCTGGGTCTTTCGATACTAAAGCAAACAGATTAATCATATAAATACCACCAAAGCTGTTGTGTCTTGCAATAGCTATGACTCTTTTGATTGTATTGTCTGGTTCTGTTTCATTAGCTGTAGAAGGATTAATACCCATGAATGCAATATTCGGCTTAGACTCATCCCAAATACGCCACAGGGCATAACGATACTTTCTGCACTCACTAAATGAAGCACCGCTTTTTTCAAACATTTTCATAATTCCACCTCCTCAATTCTAAAAATGCTGATGTCACTTGGCTTAAATAACTTCTTCATGGTATATGGTATCTGATACAGTAGAACCCCCATGATCTTGGATGAGCCGACTGTGCCGGTCATATTGAAGTAGCACAACTGGCCCTCTTCATTGTACCAAGCATCCACTTTGCCTGTAAAGGCGTCTGAGGTAATTACATATTTATTTTTTACTTCCATTGTTGTCTATTTTTCTTAAAAATGAAATTTCAGTTCCGTGGGGGATGAATACAAAATCTTTTGACCCATCCAGCTTTACAGCTTTGCATTCTCCTTTGGGCGTTGCCTGATATTTGAATTGTTCTAGGACAACGTATTCTTTTATGATATCGGTTCCGATAGTAAACACGTCCCCTGGCTTCAGCTGTTCGATCAGGCCGTCTTCGCCAAACTCTAAAACAGTATGGCGCAGGAATCTTACAGGCGTACTTTCCTTTTTAATGTCATCATAAGGATGCACCCGTTCGCCCTGATCGTTAAATTGATTGATAGCAACCTTGCCTTTTCCAATGGGAGCAACTACTTGCCAGACCTCTAATTTGCCAGGGAACGAGAAGCGGTCACCTATTCTAAGATTACCAAGGGTTGTAGCTGTATTACGCTGCATGATCTTCAGATTTAGTAAATACAATCATTTTGGATTTCGCTTTTATGCCAAATTGGCGACAAACCCATTTTTTAAAGTTGCTTGGTAATACACGTACACTTATTATGTCTTCAAATAAGACATCAGTTATGGGCATCATGCCAGCATATTTTTGGCGGTTCTTAAATGCAATGCGAGCATATTTCTTACCCTTAAACTTGAAAATTTTTACTAGCCCTCCAGGCTGGAACGCTTTAGTGTAGATGATCTTTTTTCTTTCGAATAATGAGTTGAATTTCATTTTATTAAGTTTTTACGAAAGCATTCGGCTACTAAATGAGAAAGGGTTGTGCAATTCATCTCTCGTCTAAATTTCATCATATCATTTTCTAAAGTCCTAGCAGTAAGGCATAATTCCTTTGCGGCCTGGCTTAAGGTCAATCCGTTAGCCATCATTTGAACAACATTCAAACGCCTTTCGTACGTGTAGTCGCTTCGCTTTTGCATTTTTCTTTGATAGGCTTCTACTTTAGCACGTACTGCTGCCGATGATAGTTTACCTAAGCTTTCTTCCATATTATCGATTTACATGCTTTTTATACTCTTTACCCCACTTTTTACGAGCACCCTCTTCCCAGATTACATAGTTCTTATTGCCACCGTACCGGCTTACAATAAAGGCTATGTATTTTTCAATAAACACTTTTATACCGGCATCGTATCTGATCTTGTCCGCTACCTTACCATCTGGTATTTTACCTTTTGCATGAGAGATAAACAGGAATGATTTTTTTGGAAAGGCTTCTTTCATTTCCTTATACTGCTCATAAGTAATGTTCCAGTACTGGAGGCTATCTATTACAATGAACTTGGGACTTTTCTTCTTTTTCAGCTTGATCATTAGTTTATCAAAAGTCATTTCGTGGTCGGCAAAGCTGATCTTGCCATTATGCAGTTCTTCGTTCAATTGACGCACAACCAGCGCTTGCATACTGGCCCCATGACCCTCTTCCAGCGATACATAAAGCACGCAGCCATATTTCATCATCTCACGCAGGAACTGCATCAAAAAATTTGATTTACCCTGTCCGCTCATGCCCCACACGATCATAACAAAGGCATCAATCATTTCTCCGAAACTTTCTTTAAATTTTGAGTCCAAGCCTTCCAGGAGTACGTAGCGCTTCTGAAGCAATTGCTTCAAGCCTAAAACTTTCGCCATGTTGGTTTTCTGAGAATGTGAGGGTTATAGATTAAAATATTCGTTGTAAGCGATCATAAAGAACTTCCTGGATAGTTTGTGATCCCACGCCCATTGATCTGGCAATAACAGGGTATTTGCCTCTAGGGCTTCAATCAATGGCCCAAGTTTTCCATAGCGTAGCGCTTGGTCTTCCAGCTCCAACGCCTTGTGGTCAAAATGTTTTATTTGGAGGTAGATCTCTCCATCATCTAACCTGGTACCAAAATGTAAGTCTATTGCCCGGTTGAACTTATGCTCCATTATTCTGTATTCTTCGCCAAGCTTATTTTTTAAAGGCTTTATTACATCACCCAGATAAGCTTCAGTAGCATCATGCAATAGGGCTTCTCTTTTCAATTCCGGTGGGGCCATAGCTGCTACCAGTACGCTGTGTTGAGCTACGGAATAAAACAGATCACCAGCCAGTTGGCCTCCGAAACGGCAAATCTTTGACAGGCCAGCAGCTATATCTTCGATATCGATCATCTCACGGGTTGGTTTATCCAGGCTGATCTTTTTTCCGCTTGCTGCGTTAAATAGGCCATCATTACATTGATGAACCGGGTGTAATGTAGATGTGTCGCGCATTTTGTTTGTTTTTTACTTTGTTTTTATTGAGTGAAAAAGGGCAATACCCCCTCACTTATTCTGCTATTATTGGTCTAAAAGCTGGCGATTTCCGAAGGGTTATCGGGCCAGTTTGGAGGATCAATCATATAAATCATCGTCAATCTCATAGTCATAATTGTTATCTACGTCTGTTACTTCAGGAGCTACAAAACCGCAGATGCTACATATTTGATACTCCTGATCAATCTCATCATAATCCTCTCTACAATTTGGGCATCTGATATATTGAATAGCCATTGTTCATTTTTTTGTGTGGGTGGCACTTCTCCGGCGGCCACCCTTTGCCATCATCGTTATTTAACCATTAAAAACCATCTGTGTAAAGAGCCCTGCTTAGAAAAGCAGCGCGTATAAGGTTACCCTAATAACCAAATCATTGAGTGACAATTTCTTCCTGCTTGGCTTCTACAAAAAAGCATTCTTCCTGGTCAATGGATATATACGCATCCTCTTTTAACTGCCCCAGGATTGCCTGGTCTTTTGTAGCCAGTATTGCTTCTTTATTCAATTCTTCTTTTGTCCGGACAAATAACTTACTTAAGGCTTTGTGCTTTTTTACAAGCTCTAAAACAGCATCCCAGGTAAACTTTTTATCTTTCACAACTTTAGGGGTACCAGTGCGGAAACCTATAACACAATGCACAAGCTCAAGGCTTTTCCTTTTACCCCAGTTGTTTTGCTGCTCTTTGGCAAATACCTCAAGCACCTGGGCTGGGGCTTCCAGTGCCTCCTGAAGGCGTGTTATATCTTCCTGGTATTTACTGCGAACTTTATTCAGTTCTTCATTAAGCTTTGCCTGTACCTTGCTAAGGGATGTATGTGTCTGGGCAAATAACTGGCTTGCTTCCTGTGCACGCTCTAGGGTAATATTAGCTAGAACTGGTTTTTTAAGTCTGGTCATGTTGATCTTGATTTATAATTAAGAATTTGATTACGGTTATAGAATTATCGTTTCAGGTTATGAATAAAACTGGTGTATTTCATCAGCCATCTGTCTTAAGATGTTTGCTGTATATGGGTTGCCTGCTGGAACATAAAAACTCAACAATCTGATTGAAAATGCTTGTACAGGGCTGAATGAAATACCATACTCTTTTTTCACATCAATCAACCTCTGCTCAAGTTTGCTGTGTACCTCAACTAAAGCCGCTATCAAAAGTTGCTCATACAGTGTTACAGAATTGTGTTCTTCGACTAGTTTTACTATCTGCCACTGCAATGAAACAATGAAAGTCCTTGGAAGCTTTTTTTTATACTTCTTCATAACAATTGCTGTAAAGAATTATATATATTGATAATGTGATTTGCTAGTTTCTCATCTCCACCACTCAAGAGATCATTTACTCTTCTGATTTGACCAATAACAGCTTCATGTGATCTATTATATCTGTTGCCGATCATTTCAAATGTTTCATAGGTGAGCATTCTGCTAAACCAGCTATAGCAATGCCTTGCTTCACTGATATGGAGCTTTTTTGAGCCCGACCCTAGTTCCTCTTCACTGGTTCCTAATTCATTACATACTAGCTGTATTAATATGGCAGGCTTTATTTGACCTTTGTGCAGCCTACACCAATTTTCAACTTCTACAATCTCACACCTCTTACGCATGCACACCCTCCTTTATGAGTGAATGAATCATCTGGTTATAGCTTTCATCCATGATCATACGACCTGGATAGATGTCGCAGGCCAATTGCCCGGCGTCATGGAGATGCCGGTAAAGGCTTCTACAGGTTTCAACACGTAGCTTGCTCAACTCTTCTTCTTGATCCTGTAAAAAAGCCTTATCCCGGATCATCCATTGGTTTTTCCACCAGTTCCAGAACAGAGGAGTGCGCTGAAGCATATCCTGCCCCCAGTGATCCCCGATTATATAGCTGCCTAAGTATGCCAGTCCCATTTGATATTGAAACTCGGCATACTGCAATTCGTCCCATCCAAGCAGGGCGCAAATGGTTTGCTTTAATTCGAGCGCCCCTTGTTTTGGGCTAGTTATACGACGTGTTGCTGTTTGTAACATTCTAAGCGGATTTAAGCGTTTTCTAAGCGGCAATTGGTTTACTCTTCTTAACCCTGGCTTTGTGTACCAGTCTTTCCACCCGGCGCAGGTCAATATCTTCCTCCTTTCCAAAATCATTAATAATCTCATTGACAGACATGGGATCTTCAATCCCATTAGCCTGGCAGATTTCTTTGATCTCACCTTTATCGGCACCATGAAGCTGAACGAACCGGCGACCTATACGAGAGAGAATTTCAGCATAGCCTTTTTTATTGAGTTTGTAACCGCGCATGACACGCTTTGAAAGGAACTCCGTGGCCATGATCACAATGCCGCACTTTCCTTTGAGCATATTATATAAGGTGATAAAGAAGTATAGTGCCTGGTCATTAAGCTTATCAGCTTCATCCAGGATGATCAGTGGCCGGTCCTGCTTCAGAAGGGTTTCTACAATGACATCCATCATCTCACCGATATTATAGCCAGTGTTCTCTTTACCCATCTTTTCCAGCAGCTTATTCAGGAACATTTTACGGTTCCAGAACTCAGCACATGTAACATGGTACACGTTCTGTTTATGTTTGGCAAACCATTCAGCTGTTGCACTTTTACCACTTCCTGCAGCACCTACAATGGCGAACACGTTACCATAATCCTTTGCATCTGAGAAGTAAGTCACCAGGGTTTTGAAGTCTAGGGTTTCTACAAGCGACCAGTTGCTATTGCCGCCCCAATTCAGTTGTTTACCGACATTGCGCCACATATCATCGCTAATGGCATCCCAGCGCTGTTTGCGCATCTGAATAATAATGGCCTCGCTGACATTTTTCAGCCTGGCAGCGGCTTGAGCCTGGGACGGGAATTGTCCAATGAACTGCTCTAGCAGTAGAACGATTTCTTTTTTGTTGGCTTCTGTCATAATTTTACTTTTTTACTTTGTTTTAATCCGCCCTGGACGTTTCGCCTCCGGGGCTTTTTATTGTGAAAGGTTATAGGTAGCTCTGGTACATTTAACACCCTGAGTCCAACAGGTGACCTTCCATAATTATTTACATTAGATCAAGAGGGTTGAATGCCCTACGATCCTCAATGAATTGTCCGCTTTGATAATCCAATTCTGCCTTTTGCTTCAACTCTTTGATCATTACACCAGATATCAGCAGGCTTTCCGCGTCAACACCATTCTCAACCAATACCTTCTCACGTTTTGCAGCTGCTGCATTGACATAATCTACCTGCTTGGCTTTTTCTGCCAGTAAAGCATTGATATAACTGCGGTCTCCTGGCTGGTAATCCTTCAGTGCTTTTGGAGCCAGTTGAGTAGTAGTGGCGGTAAAACGAAGGCTGCCGCCATCAGTGATCAAAACACGGCTCATGTCGTAGGGATCATACATTACATTCACCCGCTTTCCGATATTCAGAAGACTCAGCGCCGGTGGCACATCAAAGAAGTACTGCTGGTTATTGATCTGCGGTGCAACACCTTTATTGCTGATACTTACCTGGTGCTTATGCTGAACTCCGAAAATCATCAGGAACTGCTCATCGGTTATTTGCTTTTTTTCCGTATCAGCCAGTTTAACCCAGGCTTCAAGCCATTCCTGTTGTTTGCTTTTGCCATTGGTTTGTGGCAAATGGCGCAGGCGATGAAAGAAGGTCTCAATTTGATCTACAGCATCATGCTGTACAGTGGGATAGGATTTTTTATTACTATTCAATATTTCTGTATTAACTCCCCGGTTCTTTGCTGTGATATTATTGCCGGTATAGTTATTAGCACCCATTTTAAGGCAACGCTTCCAGTGTGGAGTACGGAAGAATTGTTCTATGAAACCACGCTTTTTACTCCCAACTGGGCTTTCTATATAATGGCCCATGCTTTCATAAAATGGCTTTAGCTTTCCAATGGCCCACTTATCTGTTTTGGTTTCATGAGGTAGGTACCAGGCACCTGTAAGGGAGCGAATATGATACATGGCATTTGCATAGGCAGCTTTTACAAGTTCTATCGAAAGGTCTTGCGAATAGGCATAGCCTAATACATAATCATTGAAAGAATCTACTACTACAATGGCTTTGTACTTGTGATAATACTTACCGCTGGGGCTTTCATCTTCAATATCAATAAAGAAGAGGTCTAAATGGTTATCATCGCTTTCAACCAGGAAAAGAGGGGCCGAGGGACGTTTACCTGGTACCTGCCTGCGGAAAGTCTGATCAAAGGCGGCCCAACCTTCACGCTTGGCTACAATCACATTGTTATTTTTCCTGCGCCATACCCCCACAGTAGCCGGTGTTATAAATTTGTAACCCTTCTCAATGGCTGCTTGGTTGTAGACCATCGCTATATATACATCATCATATTGATTAGGGTGACAAAGCAGTTCGATCAATAAACTTTCAGAAAAATCATCGTTCACCTTTGCAGCCAGTTTGTTGCCAAATCTCCAGTCAATCAAACAAGGATAACCCTGCTCTTTAAATTCTTTCATCCTGGCAATTAACCTGCGGTTAGCTTCAGGAAGATCTATTTTATCAGATATGATCAATTCACGGATATTAGTCCAGAATGCTTCCATTGAAAGTCCCAGTTCTTTTTTGATGAATCCTTTCTTATCATCATTGAGCTTATTGAGCATATTCAACCAGCTTGCTGTTGTGGTATACTTTTCTACATGCTGCTTTGAAAGGCGCTTATTATCTCCATAGGTGTAACTCAGATAGAACTTATGCGCTTCAAAATCTTTTACAACTAGTTTTCGAATAGGGTCTTTAGCAATGAAATCATATGGGTTACCAAAACGGGCTTGTAGCTTTTCTTTATGAGCATCAACCAGTGTTTCATATTTCACCATCGGCCTGCGTTTGTCCGAAGGATTTGTAATCATCTGCCAACGATCCCCATTTCTTAAGTTGGCCTTTTTAACAGTATCCTCTTTCCAGCCCGCTTCTATAAAATCAGGAAACTCGATATAAAGGCAATTGTCAATTATTCTCATTTGGCTTTGGATTAAAAGGGACTAATTTTTCAACTGCTGCTAAAAGGTGGTTTTGCCTGGCTGTTTGGTAAGCAGCTTGTTCCAATTCAAGTAATTCCATATAGGTGGCAATAATTTCATCGTTGTCATGATCTCCGCTAAGGACACGTCTAACATGCCTTTCTGAAACCCCCACTATTTCTGCCGTTTTCTTTACCCTGGCAGCTCTCTCTATATCTCTTTTGTAGGTTTTTTCCATACATTTAAACCTTGTAATTATGTCCGTTCAATGGACATAGCAAATATAATCTCAATAAAATGACATTACAAAAAATAATGTCAAAATATTTACATTGAATGTCAAATTTTTTTAAAACCAACTTGCTTGCTTTAAGAAAGAAAAGGGCTGTAACGCAGACTGATATTGGATTACAGGTTAATAAAGGGCATACAACAATAGGTAATTGGGAGAAGGGTACAACCGAGCCATCCTTATCTGAATTGAGTATTCTATCTCAATATTTTGGCATTAGCATAGATAGCCTGGTGAATCGAGATTTAAGCAATGTCCACCTAAATGAAATTGCAGAGCTTGAAAGAAATGTCCACCCAAATGTCCACGGAAATGTCCACCTAAAGGGTAAAAAAGGCGGGTTACATAATGATTTTATAGCATTCGAGGAGGCAGAAACACCTGCGTTTCGCAAAGGTGCAAAAGGGGTTCAAACACTGCCTAAAGTTGTTACAATTGATACAAGTGGAGAGGAAAATGCAGTATATGTCCCGGTAAAGGCCAGGGCTGGTTATTTAGTAGGATATTCTGACCCAGAGTTTATTGAAAAACTACCTGCCTATCATATACCAGGACATCGCAATGGAACCTACAGAATTTTTGAGGTTGATGGGTTATCTATGTTCAATACATTACAGGATAAAGATCGCGTTGTTGGCCGCTGGACGCCGATTTCAGAAATTCGGGAAGATAGGGTTCATGTACTGACTACGAAGAACGACGGCATCTTGATTAAGCGCATTTTGAGCCGTCCACAAGAGGGTAAAATTATCTGTAAAAGTGACAATAACCATCATGGCCAATATCCTACAATTGTGTTGGACATGAATGAGGTAGTTGAAGTGTATTATGTGGTAGATAGATGGACCAGAATGCTTACAAACCCTGGAGAAGTCTATAAAAGAATAGTTGATCTTGAAGCTGATATGGCTATTATCAAACAAAAGCTTCTAAAATCATAG